GGGCGGTTGCTTTCTACGGCCTTGTCAATTACACGTGGGGCGTCCCCTACCTCTTTTTTTAGACTTGCAATAAACGCCGTGTTGCGGATACCGCTAATGCCCGCGCCCGCGTGGTCATAGATAGCGCCAGCAAAACTCTTTTGTTGTACCACCATTAAACGGTATGGCTTGGCAGCGTACACAACTTGCCGGGTGTAGCCGCCTTGGTCAAAATCTACGTAGCGCTCTTTAGTTGCTCGTACACCTACGCGCACGTTAAAACCGCCTTGCACCTCGGATATGTTCCAAGCGGCCTCTCGGCCACGGATTAGCGAGCCTCGACGCATACCGGATAGCGGGGCACCGTTGCCACGCGATTGTGTAGAAACCATGCTTCGCGCCTCTTGCACAATTTGGTTTCCAACGGTTTTAATGTCTTTAGTTACTTGCCGCCTAATTTTGCGGTCTATGTCGTTTAACTCTTTTAACGCGTTTTGCACCCCGTAAACGTCAATTTGTCCGGTTATGCCCATAGCGTCGCTACCTTTTTTTGTGTGCCTCTGTCAACACTTTAGCCACCGTCTGCAAGTCTTGTAGCTCAAACGGGATATTAGGCGGCCACCAACCGACAGCTACTAGCACCTCGGCTAGCTGGCGTCTGTAGGTGCCGCTTCGGTAAAACTTGGTTGCTCTTGCTCGACAACCTCAATGTTAACAAGCTGTTTAATGAAGTTGTCAAACTCTGCCGGTACAACAATTTTGTTTAACTTAGACGCCTCAAACGCCAAAAAGGCTAAATCCTCTATGCCAATACCATTGGCCATGTCGGACGCCTTGCGCTTAAATTTCCTCTCCCAAGCAACAACAACGTAAAGGTTGGTTGTAACCGTGTACGTGTTGTCGGGTAATTCAACTTTTAGGGTTAGCTGCATAACTAGCCTCTTTCGTGTCGGGCCGTGTTGAGGCCGTTATTAGGAAACGTCAACCGAGTATGAGCCGCCAGTAAACGTAATGTCAATGGTTGACAATTCGCCCATGGTGGCGTTAATAACTGGCAAAGACTCTAGGTAAGTGCCTGTCAAAATAAAACCCGGGTTGGTTGCCGAATAAGTGTTCGGCGTTGTCGGTGCTTGTGGCGAAACCAACACGTTGCATTGGGTACCAACAAGGCTGGCCAATGTTGCGTATGTTTCGGTTGCGGCGTAGCTCATGTAAAGAGTTAGCGTTAGTTCGTTGTTTTCAAGGCCGCCAACGTTAAAACGGGCGGTGTCACCAAATGCGGTGCTTTCCAATGCTTCTACCGTGCGGGTAAGCGTTGCGGCGGTGCACTGGTCACGCAAATTAACCGTTGCGATAGTTACGTCCGGGTTGCTTAGGTAAGTTGTTGTGGCCATGGGGTTACTCCTCGTTTGTGTCTATGTCTTTTTTAGCATTTTTTGCGGGCTTAGGTGCGGATACTTTAATAAAGCCGCCAGCTACCAACGCTTCAAGATTAGCACCGCGCATTACGGCTAGGTCGGCGTCAAACTCGGCGCCCGGTGTACCCACTCGAGGGCTAACAACGGTGTATTTGGTCATGCTGTAGTACTCGCTTTCAAGTCAATGGTTAAATCATAGGCGGCGTACTCGGCCCCACCGTAGATAGCCACCGTTGGGCGCCCGCCAGTAACCGCCACGTTTTTAGCCAACAGTAAAGCGGCCATGTTCATTAGCGAGCGTTGCGCGTCAAGGTTGCCCGGGCCGAGGGTAATTAGCCGTACAGGAAAGGTAATTTCGACAATGTTAAAGTTAAACGCCACAAAGCTAGGTGCGTCAATAAAAGCGCACGGCGGGTTAATGTTCCGCGGGTCATTCGTAACGGTAAGCCCCGTAATCGTGTTTAGCGTCGTTGTGAGGTTGTCTAACGCGACGTTAAAAAGGTCGGTGTATGCAGGTACGGGCATTAGGCCACCGCGGGGCGGTCAATACCCAACAGCTGTTTAACCATTGGGCTAAAGCCTGTTGAGCCGCCAGTAGTCATACCATCAAACGACGCGTAATCCATGCCAGCGCTACCACGTTGCCTATATAGAAACCCTGCATAAGCCACCGTGCCGAGCAATACAGCTGCATTGGGTACCGTTGTGAGGCTGTCCACGTAACCGGCTTGCTGTCGTCGTTTGTAGCAAACAGCGTTTGCACTTGTGCGGCATTGCGTTAAAAACGTGGCGTCGGCAGCTGTAGCGGTGCCTATGCCTAACCAATCCTCTACTTGGCTGTCGAGCGTTACCCACGTACACGTAGGCGTAGTGGTCAGGGTGCCGGTAGCCGCGACAATTTCGACGTTGGCAGCTGTACGCGCATATAACACTTGGTTTTGTATTGGCTGCTCGTAATCAAAGGTAAAAAACCCTTGTTCGTCTACGCCCGTAAAATAGTATTGCGGCAAATCTACGACGGTGTACGTGCCGTTAAAGGTTGCGTCAACGCCGCTTATAACAACGGATTGAGCAACCTCGAGCGGGTCGGCGTTAGTTAGTAATACAACAACCGCGTAATTGTCGGTTAAGTACTTTTGTGTGACCGAGTAAGCGGCCATAGTTGGCCTACCTTTCGGTTGTTAAACGAGCTTGACAAACTTGGTGGCGTCTGCCATGTAGCCAGCGGCATAGCCTCTAAACGCAATAGTGCGGCCCAAGGTTGCTGGTACGTCTACCGAGATAGCGCCCTTTTGCTGTTCGTAGAATTCAAAACCAGCGGCAGGGCCGGCAGCGTGGCCCATAAACGAGCCGTCACAGTTTTTGTCTACGACAAGGTTTAAGCCAAGCGGGTTGCCGTTCCATGAAGTAGCCGACGACGTACCGCTTGCGTTTTGGCCCATAAGGCCCGGTGCGCCAACGAATGGAAACACGGGGCGATTTTGGTCGTCAACTTGAGCGCCGAGGTATCCCCACACGGTAGGCGATACAAACAAGTGCGACGGCAAGTAGTTGCTGCTGTTGCTAATTTGTACGGCTGCACCGTAAACGCCCTCGATTGTGTCTTTTGCTACTTGTGGATCCCATACTTGAGTTTGCACAATTGCATTGCGGCAAGTGTCAATTGCGTAGTTGTCGGTTGCTTGACCGTAAGCAATTGCAAGTTGGTTAAGGATAATGTCAATGCTTGCGGGGTCACTCCAATCCAAGTCTTGTTCGGACACGGTGACGTATGTTCCAAAACTTAGTTTAGAAACGTCCGAGTTTGACACCTCAACGGTTGACGGGTCAAGCGTGTTTAGCTGGCCTGTTGGCTGCTGTGTTACTACTGGCCGCACCGTAATTTTTGGGCGGCGGAAAGTTGCGCCTTGTGTTGGCATTGCGCGAGTACCGATTGCGCTAACAAAAGGTCGAATTGGGTTTAGCCCGTCATACACGCTGCCGGTAATAATTTCGGGCAAAATGCCGGGTGTGTCCGAAGTCGTGATATTTGGTGCGGCAGCGTTAACGCTTACTTGCTTAATGTTGGCGTTAAGTTGTGCGAAGTCGGCGCCGCCACGTACGTAGCTAGCGATATATTCCGAAGTGCTCGGCAATTTAAAAGCTTGGCGCGGCTGTGCATAAATTGTTTGCACGGTTGCTGCTTCAATTACGGCTGGTGCTTCTACGGTCTTTTCCATGTCGTTTAACTCCTCGTTTTCGTCTTGTGTATTATTTAACTCTATTTCGTCGGGCTCTTGGTGGATACTTGCCGCGACGCGCTGCACCTTGGCGGCCTCAAAAGCGCCGTAGGGCAAAAGGCTTAACTCTTGCCAATCGGCCTTGGTTACAACCATGGTGCCAGCCTCGTCAAAACTAAATTCGACGGGCAAAATGCCTACGCTTACGCTATCTAAAACGCCGTCTTTGGCTAATTCGAGCGCCTCATTTCCGAGAGTTGTCTCGGATATTTTGGCTTCAAACATGACGGTATCGCCTACTAACTCTCTAGCGGTCACTAAGCCGATTGGGCTGGTGCTGTCATGGTTGAGATACATTTTGGGTTTTTTGCCCTCGAGCGGTAGTGCGCCCTGCTCAAACCGTACTTTTTGCCCGTCCGATACGACGGCCTCTACGCCGTATTGTAGGGCGACACCGGCAAGGGTTCTACGTGGCAGCGCGTCACCTTTAGCGGCGTCTAAATTTAAATCTTGCGGAATTA